CACATACCATTGTCTCAACACAAGACTTTGAATTTATCGGAGTATCTGACGAGGGCGACCTTGAATTTGACTCCGATGTAATTCGTCTTTACCAGTTCCTTTATGTCAACGCAGGCGACGACTTTACTCGATCTACTGCTACCGGCACAGTTACCTTCACCCCGTCCGTTTCATGGATTAACGCAGCCGATGTCACTTCATGGCTCGGCATCGACGTCGCTTCGGCCAATGACACCGCCTTCATCACGGTCTGCGTCAACGCTGCAAACAACTACATCTTTCGCAAGCGTCGCGAAGCGGGCTACACCGATTCCCAAACAACCGTGCCTGGTGCCGACGTCAAACTCGGCACAATCATGTACGCAGCAACCCTGTATCGTGAGCGCGGATCAGCAGACTCATTCGCCTCATTCGACGCAATGTCCTCAATCCCCATTCCTTCAACTATGGGACGCATTATGGCCCTCATCGGCTGCGGAAGACCACAGGTCGCATAATGGCTGCAACAGGAATCCTCGTCGACGCAGTCAACGCAATCAAAACACAACTCACCGCTCTCGGCTTGAAGCCAGTCACAGACCCGCGCAACGCGCGACCAATGTCCGTGATGATTGAACTCCCTGTCATGACTTCGTTCACTTACAACGTCGGCGACTTTCGCATTCCAGTTCGCATCCTTGCAGCGCCTCCAGGCAACCAAGACTCTGGCGACTATCTAATGACAACGGTAGACACCATCATGAACTCGCCCATCGCAGTTACAGACGCCCGTCCAGGCAATGCAAACTACGGCGGGCAAGACATACCCACATACGATCTCACGGTGGCAATCGCCGTGCGTAGAAACTAAGGAGCCACCAATGGCAACAGCAACATTCCTGTCAGGTGCAACCTGCAACATCACCCCAACTGGCGGAGCAGCCGTCGACGTCAGCGATCAACTTTCTAAATGTGAAGTAATGGTCGGTTTTGAACTTTTGGAAAGCACCAGTCTGGCCGATACAGGCCGACAGGCGGTGAAAGGTTTGCAGAGCGTCGCGGTCAACCTTGACCTCTATCTTTCCTACGGCACAACCGAGATTGAAACACTTTTGAGCGCAATCGTCTCTGCTGGCGGATGCACAATTGTTGTGTCCCCATCAGGCACCACAGAGTCTGCGAGCAATCCAGAGTTTACGATTACCTCGGCAACACTTGACGCAGCACCGGTCATCATGTCGTCCATCGGGACCCTTGCCGTAGCCAGTATTTCGTTCTCTAACGGCACCTGGGCGCGAGACATCACCTGATAATTGAAAGAGGGAAACAATGAAAATCCGACTACAAGTAACACCGATTGAAGGCGACCCCTATGAATGCGAAACGAATCTATTCGTTGTCGTGGCATGGGAACGCAAATTCAAACGACAAGCATCCAGTCTCGCAAACGGCATCGGCGCAGAAGACCTTGCATTCTTTGCATTCGAATCTGCACGAGCTGCGGGAATCACCACCCCGCTCGCCTTTGACGAATTCATTAAAAAGACCAAGTCAATTGAGGTCGTGTCGGAGGACGCACCGTCTTTTACAGAAGCGGCAGTTTCCGACGCTCACTAGCGGAGGTTCTTGTCGCGACTGGATACTGGACACCCGACATCCCATTCGACACAGACGATCTCTTCACGGTTGTTGACGTGTTGAACGAACAACAGAAATCACAAAGGAGCAGACGATGACAACAAACACTTCACTTGAAGTCGTCGGAGTTCGTGACGCTATTCGTTCGCTCAACAAGATTGAGCCTGGTCTCCGTAAGCAGTTCACCGCCGACGCAACCCGTATTGCTCAACCTGCCATCCAAGAAGTCCAGAAGAGTTACACGAAGGTTCCTTTGTCCGGTATGGCGCGCAAATGGGAACAAGCCAATAAGAAGATATTTCCGTTCTCGGTGGCAAAGGCAGTCTCTGGAGTCAAGTTGAAGGTTGACGCTTCTCGAGAGGCAACGTCGCTGATCTACATAACTCAGACCAATGTGGCAGCAGCCGTTTTTGAAGCAGCGGGACGCGCGAATCAGAACCGCCTGGGGGATTCCCTGGGGCAGTTGCGTCCGAACCATACGCGCATTCTCGGGCCTGCCGTCTTTCGCAAACGTCGCGAGATTGAAGGCGAAATGCTTCGCGCCACTAACGAAGTAAAAGCCCGCGTCGAAAGAGAACTCAAATGACAATCGCTATCCCAATCATCACAGAGTTTGACGGCAAAGGAATCGACAAGGCAATCAAGGAATTCAAGAATCTGGAGACCAATGGCGAGAAGGCTCAGTTTGCAATCAAGAAGGCAGCCGTTCCCGCAGCTGCTGCACTGGCGGGTCTCACCGCTGCACTTGGGTTAGCGGTCAAGGGCGCAATTGAGGACGCAGCCGCACAGGACAAACTTGCTGAACAGATTCGACGCACCACAGGCGCAACCGACATTCAGATCACAGTTCTTGAGCAGTGGATAAGTACGCAAGGTAAATTGCTCGGAGTCACCGATGACGATTTAAGACCGGCACTTTCTGGACTCGTCAGGGCAACGGGCGACATCACAAAAGCACAGGAACTTGCAACTGCTGCAATGGATATCGCAGCCGCTAAAGGACTTAACCTCGAGACCGTAACTAAAACACTTGAAAAGGCATACGGCGGAAATTTCACTGCCCTAGCGAAACTGTCGCCTGAACTTCGTCAGATGATTAAAGACGGCGCGTCCCTTGACGAAGTAATGCTTGCAATGTCAAAGACCTTCGGTGGCGCAGCATCCGAAGCAGCCGAAACCACAGCAGGCAAATTCGCCAGAATGAAAATTGCCCTCGACGAAACAAAAGAGTCAATCGGCGCATCTCTTATGCCTGCCGTTGAAGCCGTCCTCCCATTCCTTCAGAACCTCGCTACATGGGCGCAAGATAACCCAACATTCTTTACCGTGATCGCAGTCGCCCTTGCAGCAATAGCCGCGTCTGTTGTGGCAATCAACATCGCTATGAGCCTCAACCCAATCAGCGCAATCGCAATCGGTATCGGCGTCCTCGCAACGGGAGCCGTCCTTGCATACAAGAAGTTTGAGACATTCCGCAACATCGTTGACACAGTCTTCGGTGGCATCCGCTGGTGGGTCACCAACGTCACGATTCCGGTATTCAAACTTCTTTACGACATCGCAAAATTTACTTTCACTAACATTGCGAAACTGTGGAACAACACCCTCGGCGGATTCAGTTTCACAATTCCAGACTGGGTGAAATACACAGGCGTCGCTGGTGCACTGTTGGCTGGCAAAAGTTTCTCAATCCCAAGCATCGGCGGAGGCGACGGCGGAGGGTTTACAAATGCTCGAGAGTTTGAAGAATCCCAAAAAGGCGCTCTAGCAATTCCAAGCGCATTGACTGCACCAACCATCGCAGCAGCTGCTCCAGGCAAACCACAGAACACCGCAGCGCCCGTGATGGACAACACCTCAGGCAACGCAGGCGGCTTTGAGCAAGCAGGCATTGGCGGTATCGGCCCATTCAGCAACATCACCATTAACATGGACGCAGGACTTGTCTCGTCACCTGCCACAGTTGGTCAAGACATCATCGACGCCATCCTTGCAGCGCAACGCAACTCAGGACAGGTCTTTGCACCGGCGGTTACCTTCTAATGGCCGTCCCCACATATCAAGTCCTCGTCGGCTTCCAAACGACCACAGGATTTGGTACACCTTTCCAACTTGACGACGCCGTCTATGGATTACTTGACACAGGCACCCTTGGCGGTCTCGCATACGCAGACCTCACCTCGCTTGTTCTGTCGGTTAACATCAAGCGCGGACGCAACCGCCAACTTGACCAATTCAACGCAGGAACCGCACAAGTCGTCTTCAACAACAACTCCCGCATCCTCGACCCGCTCAACACCGCCTCGATCTACTACCCGTTCGTATTGCCTCGCTCGCCAATCATCATCTACGCCAACGGCACCCCCATCTACACAGGCTTTGTTGAGGATTGGGACTTGGACTACCAAAACGCCAACC